GTAAGTTGTGAATTACTCAACGCTGTTCCAGACCATTCAGGCGTATTGTGAAAATGACTTCCCGGATACGGTAGTCAACACAACGACGGCTACAACTGCATCTTTTCTTACAAAAGATCAGATTGACACGTTTATCCGTCAGGCGGAACAAAGGATCTATAACAGCGTTCAACTCCCGGTTTCAAGGGAGAATGTAACGGGTAACTGCACGGCTAATAACAGGTTTCTAACCACGCCTACTGACTGGCTGGCGACGTTCTCACTGGCTCGAATTGATACTAATGGGTCTCAAGAATACCTATTAAACAAAGACGTAGAGTACATTCGGGAGTCTTTTCCAAGCCCTACGGCTACAGGCGCTCCCACTCATTACGCTATTTTTGATGAGAATACGTTCATTTTAGGGCCAACACCCGATGCAGACTACAACATGGAGTTGCATTATTTCGCCTATCCGGCCTCTATTGTGACCTCTGGAACAACTTGGCTTGGTACTAATTGTGATTCAGCCCTTCTTTACGGTTCATTACTTGAAGCATATGCCTTCATGAAGGGCGAGAAAGATGTTAACGACAACTATATTGCTCGTTACAATGAGGCACTTGCCACGTTGAAACAACTTGGTGAAGGCAAAGACCGTCAAGATATGTACAGAACCGAACAAGCGAGGTATCCAGTTAGATGAGCACTATGAGCGAAGTAGCCTTTCTTTTAGGAGGCGCAAATGTCAAGGTTCTTACAACGCAAGGCCGAGGGTTTACCCCAGAGGAAGTTGCAGAACGGGCTTTGGACAAAATTATTTCTGTAGGTTCGCAAACGCATCCTGCCATTCGTGATCAGGCAGAGGCGTTCAAAAATCAAATCCGTCAGGTTTTGGTGTTTTATATGAAGGAAGCCATTAAGTCGCACCATACGACGTTGGCTATCAAGTTCAGGAAAGCAGGACATCCTGAGTTTATTAAACTTTTAGATGAATAAAGGAGCCTAACATGGCTATTACTCAAGCAATGACCACCTCTTTCAAAGCAGAACTTATGCTTGGTGTTCATGATTTCCGTCCGTCAGCAGATACTGGCGCAGATACGTTTAAACTTGCTCTGTACACATCCTCAGCAACTCTGGATGCAAACACGACTGCTTATACCGCTTCTAACGAAGTTGGTACTGTTAGCACTAACTATTCTGCTGGTGGTCAGGCTTTGACCAACACGGGTGTAGGAACCACTAACATTAACGCCAACACCGGTACAGGCTTTACTGACTTTTCCGATGAGACCTTCACGAATGCCAACTTCACGGCTCGTGGTGCGCTGATTTATAACACTACTCCTTCGGCAAACAGCAATGCTAATACCACGCTGACCAATGCATCGGTCTGTGTGTTGGACTTTGGTGCAGACAAAACGGCTTCGGACGGTGACTTCACCATCATCTTCCCAACCAATGATGCATCGAATGCAATTATTCGTATTGCCTAAGAGCACTAGATGCCTGCTTGGGGCGAAGGTAGTTGGAGTCATGGTGAGTGGGGCATTGGGCAGATTAATGTCAATGTCTTGCTCGCCAGCGTTGTTACGTCCGGGCAATTAGGCAATGAAACAGTAACGGTTGGGCAGTCTGTACCTGTAACAGGTGTTGAGGGTACGGGTGAAGTTGGAACAGTTGCATTTAATCAAGTTGCAAATGTTTATGTAGTAGGGGTAGAAGGATCTGGTGAGACTGGCACCGCTACGGTTGTAGGTAGGGTCAATGTTTATCCTGTTGGTGTAGTTCGTTCTGCTTTGCTTGACCCAGTAGGAGTCGCTGCTGGTGCTGAGATTGAACCTGCTGGGTTTCAGGCTGAGGTAGAACTTGGACAGGATCTTGTTAGCGCAGGAGCCAATGTTCAAGTAACCGGAGTCGAAGGTGCAGGTCAGGTTGGACAGGTAGCACAAAGCACCGCTTATTACGTAACCGGTGTGCAGGGTGTAGGTCAGGTTGGACAGGAAATTGTAGAAACTAGCGCTAATGTATTCCCAATTGGCGTTCACGGTGATGGGTTTGTTGGAACTGTAGTAGTAAGGGCTGCGGCTAATGCCCCTGTGTTTGGGCTAACAGCCACCGGTCAGGTTGGAACTGAAGTAGTAAGTACTGCGGCTAATGTCCTTGTTTCTGGGTTGGAAGGCACAGGAGAAGTTGGGACTGTTGATGAAAGCCGTGAAGTAAATGTTTATACAGTAGGAATAGAGGCTACTGGGCAAGTAGGAAATGTAGTAGTAAGGGCTGCGGCTAATGTGCCTGTATTTGGTTTAGCAGCCACTGGTCAGGTTGGCACTGTTGACGAGAGCCGTGAAGTAAATGTTTACGCAGTAGGTGTTTTAGGTAACGGTGTACTTGGACAGGAAGAGGCAGAGGGTGGGGCGCTTGTAGATGTTACAGGCGTGGAAGCCACTGGCGTAGTTGGTCAGAGCGCCATTCAGATAATTATTTTTGTACCGGTTACAGGAGTCGAGGGTACAGGAGAAGTTGGAACTGTTGACGAGAGCCGAGAGGCTAATGTTTATGTAACAGGCGTTGTTGGTACTGGAGCGCTTGGGCAAGAAGAGGCAGAAGGTGGAGCGCTTGTAGATGTTACGGGTGTAGAAGCAACGGGTGAGGTTGGACAGGTAGCCCAACGGACTTCTTATTACGTAAATGGGGTTGAAGGTGTTGGAGAGGTTGGACAGGCAGCGGTAGTTGGCAAGGTAAATGTTTATTTAAATGGTGTTCAAGGAGTAGGACAGACCGGGGAAGCCCGGACAGGGATTTTAATATTTTTAACTGGGGTTGAGGCCACCAGTGGACTTGGGCAAACGGAAGAAGTAACTTCGGCTAATGTTTATTTAACAGGCGTTCAGGCATCAGTAACATTAGGGTTAGCAGTAGCACGTATCCCGAAAACGGTTTTTGTAACAGGCGTTCAGGGACAGGGACGTACCGGAAGAGTTCTGATCTGGAGTAAAATTAACCCCAATCAGAACCCGAATTGGCAACAGGTTAACGATGTTCAAACACCAAATTGGATGCCGATAGCGGCATAGGAGTAAAAAATGGCAAGTTCATATTCAGACCTTAAGATTCAATTGATGGCTACCGGAGAAAACTCCGGGACTTGGGGTTCTGTCACTAATGCAAACCTTGGCACAGCCCTTGAGGAAGCGATTGTCGGTAGGGCAACGGCAAACTTTACCTCTGATGCCAACCTAACCCTGACGCTTACGGATACCAACGCTACTCAGGTTGCCCGTAACTTTGTACTAAACGTCACTTCCGGGGTGTCACTAACCGTTACCCGAGACCTGATTGTTCCGGCTATCGAGAAGCCGTATCTAGTACAGAACAACACCACGGGCGGTCAGTCGATCCGGGTAATTGTTGCCGGTAACTCAGTGACCATTCCAAACGGCAAGACAGCGTTTATATATAACGACGGCACAAACGTCAGCATGGCTTCGGATTACTTCGTAGCCCCCACGTTCAGTTCGTTCACCTCTACCGGCGACGGTACGTTTTCTGGTACGGGTCAGATCAAGGTGCCAGCAGGCGCAACCGGTGACAGAAGCGGCTCCCCAGTAAACGGTATGTTCCGATACAACTCTTCATTAAATCAGTTTGAAGGGTATGCGGCAGGTGTTTGGGGAAGCATTGGCGGTGGCGGTCAGGCTGGCGGTGCGATCACTATTAATGAGACCACGGCATCGGCGAGTTACACAATTGCTAGTGGTGAGAATGGTTTAAGCGTTGGCCCAATAACTGTTGCATCTGGCGTGACTATTACGGTTTCGTCTGGTCAACGCTGGTTAATCCTGTAAGGAGAAAAACATGGCAGTAGATATTGATGGTAATGGCCTTATAGCGTTAGGTGGAACGTCTACTACCCAAGGTCGTGTACGGCTTGCAGAAGATACGGATAACGGTACTAATTACATTGAGTTGACTGCTCCTGCTTCTGTCGCAAGTAACAGGACTATGACTTTTCCCGATGAAACAGGAACCGTTTTATCAAGCGTAAGTGCGATAACTGCTTTTCCTTCTACGGTTGGTTATAGAAATATTCCTCCTGTTGGGACTAAGACTGGTTCTTATACGTTAACTACAGCAGATGTTGGTGAATACGTACAAGTTGGATCAGGTGGGTCAATTACGATTCCAAATGCTACTTTTGCTGAAGGTGATGCAATATCAATTTTTAACAATACTTCGGGTGGCATTACAATTACCTGCACAATTACAACGGCATATATTGCCGGAACTGATTCTGATAAGGCTTCTGTAACTTTGGCAACTCGTGGTGTTTGTACGATTTTGTTTATCTCTAGCACTGTTTGCGTTATTACAGGAAACGTGACATGAGTGGTATTCAGTTAATGCTTGTTGGAGGTGGTGGCGGGAAGACAGTTATTAATCTCTCCATTTCTACTCCAGCGTATAACTATGACGTTTACACAAATCGTGGCCCAACCTACGTTGCAGGAAGTTCTGAAATAACGGTAACAATTGCACCGGGAGTTACTGTTGGCAGCACTTCTACTGGTACTTATGCATTTTCTGTACCTTCAGCATTTAACCCCGGAGACACTGTTACTGTTATTAATAACGGTGTTATCCAAGGTAGAGGAGGTGATGGTGGAGAAGGGGGTCGAGGTCCGG